TTTTTTTGGTACTCCTTGTTAACCGTGGCAAACAATTGATTGTTCTGTTCTGTTTGGCTTTAGTTCTTCTTTGCGCCACTAACGGTTTTGCCGAAATCCTTACGCATTTCCTCCACCGATTCTGTGTTTAGAGGCCGCATAAACAGGACACAGCTTTCCTTCTTTTTCAATCTCTACACATTTCAAGAACACGATCTATCAACTCCTGATTAGTGTTTGGAACTTGGCTAATACCAAGCTTGTATTTTAGGTAATAAACAACACCAACACATTTCAACGTATCCATTAGGCATTTTGGGTACAACCTGAACTCCTGCGTCCAAAACGTAACCTCGCCTTTCTGGTGTTGCTCTTGGTGCTTTGAGTGGCGTAGTGGTAGCGCCTCGAAATCATGTGATTTAATTCCCTTACCAGCGGTGCCAATGTGTGCCGGGTCAACAGCATAAAAGTCTTGGCTAGATTCCCACGTTATCCAACAACGCTGGTCACGCAACCAATCAAGATAGTTTCTGTCTCTCAGCATCATCGCCTCCCCACATTGTATGGACTGTTTCTCTGTATGTTTCATCAAGCTGACCGATAATGTCCGAAAGAACATCGGCTTTGAAAAGGCGCGTTTGGCCATCAAGTTCGCTTGGTAGCGGCATAACAACCGCCTCACCGCTTTCAAAATCAATCTCTACACATATGTAAATAACCTTTTTCATGCGTCTGCCTCAGTGAAGTGATTAGGCTCATCCATGCGATCACCAAAGAAATCACTTTGGTCTTTCAGGCTCTTTACAATTCCATCTGCATGTGGGTCTTTGTATTGAGGCATCCAATAAACCTTGTAGGAAACCCTGTCACCCATAAGGTTAGTGGTTGTGATTAACTTGTCGGCAATCTTATGGCCCTCTGCGCGAAGGTCAGAAATCCGTGATGGCGTTTTGAACTTATAAGTCTCCTGATAAATCGTCAGTCGGCTAATGGTTCTGCCAGTTTGTAGCTCTTGAAGTATGTAATCTTTTAAGGTCATTTCAATTCCTTTAAATTGCCCCCCTGCTAGAGAAATGAGAACTAGCGGCAAAGCAGGGGAGCGGTGTCAACAAAGGTGCCGCCAGTTATCTCTCCTAGATAATTCCATATGGGTGAGCAAAAGGTATATTATCGTTCAAGTCTTCATCAGGCTCAGTCTCACCGCCGCCTGTATTAGATGGCGCATTTGAGCCATCATCTGTTCTGCCAAGCATTTTCAACTCACCACGGAAGTTTTGCAGGACAATTTCTGTTGAATATCGGTCAACACCGTCTTTTTCCCACTTGCGCGTTTGAAGCGCACCCTCAAGATATATCTGAGAACCCTTCTTTAGATAGTTAGACGCTACCTTGGCCAAATGCTCATTGAAAATCACAATTTTGTGCCATTCTGACTTTTCTTTTTTCTCGCCAGTTGACTTGTCTTTCCAACTTTCTGACGTTGCAACAGACAGATTAACCACCTGATTTCCATTGCCCATTGTGCGAACTTCTGGGTCTTGACCCAATCGGCCCACCAAAATCACCTTATTTACGCTGCTCATCGTTCATCCTTTCGATATATCCAGTTACAAAACTTGTGGAAAATGGCGGGGTATCTTGCATTACTGTATGCGCCAAATCCGCAATCTCCATTTCTTCTTTGATTGTTGGTTCACGGCCCGCTTCTTCCTCGAATTGACCGCAAGCCTCCTCAAGCAAGTCCATATGTGCTTCTCTGTAATCAAACATCTGTATTCTCCTCAATGTACTTACGGCGCTTATTGACGGTGCCATCAAACCCACAGTTCTCAAAAGAACCATCGCCTTGCATTTGCTCTGGTATAACTTCCCAAAAGCGAGCAATTAGCTTTTTAGTCCTGTCGTTATTTAAATACAGGTCTAGCTGGTCAATATCCGCACAGGCACCTATCTCCATGTAAACGTCTTTAAGTGCGCCTTTTGCTGTTGTGATATTGCCCTTCTTTGGGTCAGCCTCGGCCTTTAGAGCCGCAACATACTTATTGTCGTCAAACTTTCCAAGAAACACATCAGCATTGAAGCCAATGATAGACAGGCACTTTGTCACGCCATCAGTGATCGCTTTTTTCATGCAGTCTTTGTCGGGCTTAGACCTGGCGTTGTCGGTGTAGTAAGACGACTGCCCACCGTGACAAAATGTTTTTGATGGATCGCCACTATGCCACATTTCAATAATCACGCACAACTCGTCAGTGGGAAGGCGGTGAACGTCCTTAACTGCATACCCCCACCCCTCACCAACTGGCCCAAATTGCTCAGTGGCGTTTCTGATCTGGTGGTATGGGTCGATAGCAGTAATGGCTCGCCCAAACGTAACCTTCTTGGTATGCGCTGGATTGGTTTTTTCAACCTTTTCCCAAATTTTTAAGTTACTCATTTTCCATTCTCTCAATCTGAATTGCTCTGATTTCCTCGCACATTTCTATAATATCCAAGGCTATGTTTTTTATGGAGCGAAGCTCATCGGCATTAACCCACTTTCCAGAACGCGCATCGTTGCGGTTGGTGGTAACAAGACCGTGTGCCGTTTTCATCTTAGCAACAATCTTGCATGTACTATGCGGAGTCACTCTCCATTCTCCCATAACCATTCCTCAAACACCTCTTTAATAGACTTGGGCGTTGCGTTCATTAACTCACGAATTGATTTCGTGCCACGAATACGGTCAAACACCTCATTAAACTCAGAAGTATAGTCATCGCCATCCGGCCCAATGATCTCAAATTCCTCACACCAGTTCTCATCTGGGTTTTGGGACTTAGACCAAACGCCACGCAGTTCATATTCTGCGCCCATCCATTTATGTGTTGCTTGCTTTTCCATTTCTCATCTCCTTTGTTGACACCAAACTAGCAAAGGCATATAAGGGTGTCAATAACATTTTACACAAAAAGGATAATGATGTGGATTTAGATAAGTATATAGAGCGGTTCCATGGTGGCAATAAGTCTGAATTTGCTAGGATTTCTGGGCTTTCCAGAGCAAGAGTCAGTCAACTTTGCAAGAAGGGTGGCCCTGTGTCGCTAAAAACCGATGGTAAATTAAAAGACGCAACTAATGGCCTTGTTACAGCTTATGATTTATTTATGGCGGCAGATAAATGAACACCCCTGATGAAGTTTTCCAATTTATTCGTGATAAGTACGGATATTCAAAAGGCGTTCTTCTTGGAAAGAATCGCGGTCAGGACATTGTGACTGCGCGTCATATAGCCATGTTCCTAGTTGTGGAAAAGTGTGGGTTAAGTTTTCCACAGGCCGGGAAGTTATTTAGGAAGGATCACTCAACGGTTCTCTCTGCTTATCATAAAATCAGAGGCCTGATAATTGATAAGAAACTAGACCTAGATGAAAAAATCACAGGGTATGAGCCCAAGATACGCCATGTGATAAGTCTTGATGATACACTAGATGATGGCCTTGACTTAGTTCGCAAGAAAATCAATGCCGCCTTTGGGCGCGACCCGATTGATACATTCATGGAACTGGCGGCTCTAGCAAAAAGGTTAGACCCATGACCACTCAGCAGCTATGCACAGCCCAGAACGACCTATCCCAAGTTTTAAACGACAAGGACGCGAGCAAGAGCGATAGAGACTTTCTATTGTTTCAAGCCTCATCTGTAACCAGATCGCTTGGGCATGTGGACATTGCTGATCTCATAATGGCTGGCAAGATTCAAGACGCGATTGACGATCTTGATGTTTTGATTAAGTCTGAACTGCGCGGTGGTATACTTCCCGGCTGACGCTCATTAGAATATCCTCTATAAAATGAAAGTTAGGACTACAGCCCCGACAATAAAAATCAGAATGAAAGTACCAAAAGCCTCATCTTCATTCATGTCGCGCAATGTCTTTTTGGTAAAGTTTTTACCTTCCCGACCACAAGACCAATCATATACTGATCGCCGCTCGTCTTTTATAGATGTGTAATCAGAAGGATTGCCGTTTTCTGGCTCATCAATCGTGTGTCTTGTCAGGCGACAAGCGTCCCTATAATAGCGCGTAAATGCGCCACTGCCTGTTGTGAACTCAAAATGGTGTTTGCAATCATGGCAACTTGGTATGCGTTCATCGCTCATTTAAATATCTCCAAAAATAAGAGTGCATCCAGCGATCAAAAGCCAGATGAAAGCAAAAACAATACTAAACTGCTTGCTCATAAACCGTGATGCAAAAACAGAGCATATGGTTAGTGCGGCCCAAAACCTTATTAAGTCTGCGCTCATTAGTGAGTTTCCACTTCATTGATCATAGCGCCCCAACAGTCTCGCGGATGCTTACCGTCTTTGAGCGCGTTAAATCCAGCCGTAGCCATCTTTTCTGTTGCGACTACCGGAACTACCATAAAGCCAGCGTCTTTGAGTGCGTTGAGCTGAGCATTAGCCGCGCTGTATTCTGTTGCCTGAGTGTGCTTGCTGGCATGATCGTACAGCGTGTTTTCTAAAATTTTGTGTATAGTGCTCATTAGAATATCTCCATATCTGGATTTCTTTTTTGGAAAGTTCGACCAGCATTAAAGGCCGCTTGAAGTGCAGACCCTACATCTCTATCGGTTACATCAATGAGGGTGCTTTTTATTTTCTCTCGCTCTTCGCCCTCCGTTTTACTATTTGAGCAGAACACTTCAATGACAATGTTGGTTATGTTTCTAATCCATGCAGAATTGCTATAGCCAACGGATATTTCATCATGATCGCTCATTGGATTTGTACTCCTAATTTTGAAACCTCAGCATATAGGCAATCCCGAAATGCAAGGCGCGGTGCGCTGAGATAATATTCAACTGTTGCCAATTCGATTGCTTTATCAATTTTATCTGAACTGACACCATCGGCCAGAGCAACAACCTTTAAGGCCGACACCACATCTTGATCTATCAAGCCGCTCATTTAAAATCTCCCAATAGTTGTGCAAAAGCGATTGCGGCTTTTCTGCCTTGGATAGCGATTATGTTATCTGCGCGCTTCATTTGATCACTGATGCGCGGCGTATGAAATTGCTTGCACTCAATATATGTATCAAATTCCTCAATATAGAAATCAAGGCCATTTGTTTTTCCGCTGGTTTCGTGATCATACGACACGTCTGCAACATCAAGAGCGCTGGCAATGATCAATTCAATGGGGTCGGTAAAAAGCCTGTTCTCGCTCATTAGAAAACCCCGCTTTCATTCATAACCGCTACTAGCTTCTCGCCAAACTCACGGCAAGGATCGGTGCCATCCTCCCTGAAACAATCCATATCTTTGTCGGTCAAGCAGTGTGGGTTAATTTTAAAAAGGCAGTGGCCCTTTTCGTCCTTAACCACACCCCAATCATCATATTTATCTGGCCTATAAGAAAACATATCGCTCATTTGTTTATCCTTAACTCTCGCGCACGATCTAACCACTTGTGCGCTTCGTTTCTAAATTTGCCCGACAGCTTATTACCCTCTTGCCGCTCAATCATGTGATTGCTGTCACACCAATCCAAATCAAGGTGATCGCTGCAAGACATGTATGCCTCGGCTCTGGCGCAGCACTGTTCGTATGTAAGCTTGGCGCTCATTTGTGTAATCCCTCTTTGCTGTTTTTGGTGGCTGCAATGAAGTGCTGATAGATGGAGTGAAAAGCGGCTTGATGCGCTAAAATCCACTCATACAATTCATGGTCAGTATTCTTGTCCAACTCCATAGAAATGCGACTGCGTGTGTAGCTTTCTTGTTTCCGTTTCAGCCACGCCTCGAAAGCCTCTAAGCTGTCCATACCAACTTGAATATCAAAACCACCAAGAAGGGATTTTCCGCTCAATATGTCGTTCAGCGGTATCATCCCCGCCTCTTTCATGCGCTTTGATAATTCATCCGTATCGCTCATTAGAATTTTTCCTTTTCGTCTTCTTCAATCGCATCAATTACTTTGCGAAGTGCCTCTCGGGTTTTTCTCGACCTACACCCAGACATGCAAAACTCGATAACAGCCGAGTGATGGCGAAACCCATCAGAGTCCTCTGTTATGGTTTCAACGGCAATATCACTACTGCTACTTTCCGTGATGCGTAGCCATGATCTAGGCGAGCAATCTCCATTCACGGAAACCTGTCTGATTTCATCGCTCATATGTGTGAACTCCTTATTTCTGAAATTGCGTTGCCTATCATCTCTGGTAGCCGGGGCGGTACTGCGTTCCCTAGCGTTCTAAGTCTGTGTGTCCTATTGGAAATCCCTTGAGCCACTCCACAAACTCTGGATGAGGGTACTGACCATCGGTCTTGTTCTCTCTGATGACTTCCCGAAAATTCCCCCTGCATTGCGACGAACCCCTGTAACGCTTTGAACTCGCGCCCTTTGCATCCGAGGCTGTTGGCCGCGGCAATAATCCACAAGTGCCGTTCCATCGTTGGTAGTCCTGCTGCGTCAGACGCAATATCAAACGTCCGGACGGTGTATGCCGCGGCTTCCAAATCGGATAAGACAATATCGAGGCCCATATTGGCGTGGTGAGAAACATTTTCTCCAATAAACCAATCGGCCCGGCACTCTTTGATAATTCTATCAACTTCTTTCCAGAGCCAGCGGTCATCTTGTTGGCCCAATCTTTTGCCAGCAATACTCTCTCCTTGGCAGGGATAGCCCGCTGAAACAACGTCAATTGGTCCGGTGTAGATAATGTCTCCGTCATAACTTAATTCTTTCGTTAGGTAATTATAGCTGAGTTTCTTTACGTCCTGTGCTGCGGGTACTAAGGGCCAGTGTTTTTTCAACACCTTGCGGCAAAACTCGTCTACCTCACAAAACGCTATTGTTTCCATCCCGGCGCGGTCAAAACCTAAAGCAAAGCCGCCAATACCGCTAAACAGATCAAGGACTTTGAGTTTTTCGGTCATTTACTGCCTCTATTCTTCTCAAACGGAAACCGTGTTTCAAACGGCACATTCGCCCTAATGTCGTCACGGTAATTATAAATTCTAGCATACGCCATGCCACTAATCGCTTCCAACTGTTTAAGCGTCAGTGGCTTATCGTCGTTCAAGGATGCTTTATACGCAGCACAAGCAGTGTCCCATTGTTCTTTAGTGAACGTCAGTCCCCTTGTGGTGTATGTTTCGCGCTCCTTCGCAGCCTGTATACCAGCAGCCGTTCTTTCTGCTGTTGTATCGCGCTCCATTTGCGCCAGAGCAGCCATTATATGAAAGATAAGCGTTCCCATAGGGGTAGTGGTGTCAAAGCCTTCTGTAAGGCTCTTAAAACCCACTCCACGGTCTTTTAAATCATTAATGGTGTGGATAAGGTGCAAGACCGATCTACCAAGCCTATCTAATTTCCAAACAACAAGCGTGTCACCTTTTCGGCAGCGCTTTAATGCTAAATCATATTGAGGGCGTTTCGCCGCTAAAGCAGAAACCTTTTCTTGATGAATATACTTATCTTCAATGCCAGCTTTGCGTAATGCGTTAAGCTGTAAATCAAGGTTCTGATCTTCCCTAGATGTTCTTGCGTAACCAATTTCCACTATATTTTCCTATTTTGAAATCACGTTATTTTTACTTGTGTAAACGATTAGTATAACTTTTTTGTTGACGTGTCAAGAGAAGTGTGAAATATATGTGTAAATTAATTTTAAACGCCCAAAGGATGAATTTACTTGCCTAGACCGACAACACCATTTGCGCTTCCTTACGATCTGATTGTTTCTGTATCAGGCGGGGAGACTTCAATGTATATGGCTTATTGGCTGAAAGAGAACGCGCCGCGCCACTATAATTTGAAGTTTATCTTTGCCAATACTGGAGAGGAGCGAGAAGAAACTCTGCGCTTCGTTAATCAGTGTGACATGCAATGGAAGCTTGGTGTGGTGTGGCTAGAGGCTAAGGTGTTGGGTGCACGTAAGGGAACGTCCTACACAGTGACGGACTATGCCGGAGCATCTAGGAACGGCGAGCCGTTTGAGGCTGTTATTCAAAAGTATGGAATACCAAACGCCGCATATCCTCATTGTACGCGAGAATTAAAGCTGGCCCCAATCACTAGCTATATGTCTGACAATGGACTGAAAGATGCTTGGACAGCCATAGGTATCAGGGTTGATGAGATTGACCGCATGAGGGGTGACGCAGCGCAAGCGCGTCTTATTTACCCATTCATCCAATGGACTACTGTTAGAAAGCAGGAAGTTAAAGAGTTCTGGGAAAGCCAGCCGTTTGAGTTGGGACTGAAAGAGCATGAGGGTAATTGTAAATGGTGTTGGAAAAAGTCGGATCGCAAGCTTTACACGCTTGCCCTAGATAACCCAGATATATTTGATTTTCCGAAGCGTATGGAAAACGAGTATGGATTAGCTGGTGCTAATGTGGATGGAACGCACCGCAGGTTCTTTCGTCACCATAGATCAGCGGCAGATATTCTTGCTGAGGCTGGTAAAGCTAACTTTGAGAAGTTTTCAGAACGTAATTTTACCCATGAACCAGAGCTTGATTTAGGGTTTGGTTGTGGGGACACATGCGAAGCCTTTGTTGAGGCTTCTTAATTATTACACTAACGCCCGGTTTGGGCATAACAGGAGACACAAGATGGACGCAGTATGGGTAATGTTTGACGAAGAAGGAAAGTGGGTTCGCGCCTACTCGTCTAAGAACAGGGCAGAAGAAGATTTGGACTTAATGTCTGATCGCGAAGGCCATACGATAGAAGAATTGCCAATGTACCACGGTGCTGTTGCTGGCTTTCGGGGTCTCGGTTTAATACCAGAAAGTGTGCGCGAGCTTCGTATGGGATTAGACCCTGCTATTGGTAGCGCCCAAACTGGTTCGCTGGAGCGCGGTATTCGCGATCTATCGGAATAACACTTAAACGCCCATGTGGGCAATAACAGGGTATAGCTCAGTTTGGTAGAGTGTCGGGTTTGGAACCCGAAGGCCGAAGGTTCAAATCCTTCTACCCTGACCAATATGGTGTTAGTAGCTTAATGGTAAAGCGCTGGATTGTGAGTCCAGAGACTGCGGGTTCAAGTCCCGTCTATCACCCCAAAAAGGAACGACGATGCGAGTTTTTGTGGATTTGGAAAGATACGGAAGCCCGGAGACTAGGCAGATTGATATAGACATCGAGCCTTTGGTGAAAAAAGAGCTTGCTGCGGAAATAAATCATGTTGCCGGGTACTCTTCCGATGCGGTTGATGAGGCAGAAATTGATTATTACGCCACGACAAAAGAGATGGTCGCGGATAACTTTTAAACGCCCGCTATGGGCATAACAACGGAGTATTTTTAATTGGTGTGTCGTGGTGGTACTGACCACAGGTGAGGCGGGATGGTTCCAGATTGTGTATTCGAACGCACACGCCTTATTTCAGTTAAGCGGCACACCTACTAAGAATACTTCACAAACGCCCGGAGATATGGCATGACTAAAAAAGAACTCGGATATAAATACGCACAAGAAGAAAACGGTCATTTGGCTGGTCAATGGCCTGAGCCGGATGACGGTGGCTTGGCCGACGATCCAGATTTCAAGACTGGATATAAGCAGTTTCATGATGAACTGAGCCAAATGCCCTAATCAACACTTAAACGCCCGAATTACTCCGAGCCGCCTCTCAACGATGCGTACACGCTAGAACCTGAATTGACAGGGTATCGTCCAGAGGGAACGCTGGAAATGGAGTGTTATTATTTTAACCACAAACGCCCGAAAGGAACTGATATGACACGTATCGAGATATACGACCACAAGAAGCGCATGACGGTTCGTGCTGGCGCTGTTCTGCCACGTAACGGCTTTGATTGGATTAGATGGGCGAACGGTCACATGGTTCGCTTGGATGCCTTCATAGATGGCTGTAAATCATTCCACTGGAATAAAAACGACAACAGGATGGTTATTTATCGTTGACGCGGTGAGGTGAATAGAAGATAATATGCGCACTTGAATCAAGTGGCGAAAAAAGCACGATTAAGCCCGTGTCGCTCCTCCCCATACCGGAGCCGCCATTCAAGTAAATAGCTAGGTGTGGGTGCTACAGGTAGATATGGGAAATTCAATGAACGGCTTTTTTACATTACACAGAGATTTGATGCAGCATTGGTGCGCGTCTGATCCTAATTTTTTGGCTGTTTGGGTTTGGCTTATCAATGATGCTAACTGGCAGGACAAGAAATCTCTTATCAATAGTTCCGTGGTTGAGGTTAAGCGTGGACAGTTAATTTATGGCCGGGATGCGTTCTCTAAAAAGTCCGGTGTTTCTGTTTCAAAATTAAGACGCATCATTAAAATTCTCGACGATGAGGGCATGATTAGCCAGCAAAAAACCAATAAATATTCAATCATTTCAATAACTAAGTATGACGATTACCAGTCAGTTGACCAACAAAACACCAACAAAACACCAACAAAACACCAACAAAACACCACACCTAAACAACTTAAACAAAATAAACCACTAAACAAAGACATTGGACGCTTTGAAGAATTTTGGTCTGTGTATCCAAAAAGGGAGGGCGGCAATCCAAAATCACCAGCAATGGATAAGTTTATTAAGGCGGTCAATGATGGCGCTAATCCTGATAGCATCATAGCAAGTGCAAAAGCATACGCAGCTAGTGTGGAGAATATCGACAACAAGAGAATGATCTGCCAAGCAATTACTTGGTTAAATCAAAAGCGGTGGAAAGATGAACACGAAGCACCAGAAAAGGCGCACCTTGAAAGCCCAGAGGATTGGGGGGTGGATGCTAACGCGCCGATAACGATGACAATGGAGAAATACAAGTGACCCAAGAAGCCAGATTAAAATTCGCAGGAATACCAAAGCGGTTTGCCGATGCTGATCTTGCAGACTTCCCGGAACATGCCGAGCAAGTGCGTGAATGGATGGATGGCGATGATTGGGCCTGCCTAGCTCTTGTGGGGCCAGTGGGGACAGGCAAGACCCATCTTGGATGCGCAATAGCCAAGGAATACTGTAAGCGGCGGAATGCGATTTATACGACAGCGTACAACATGAACCAGAAAATCATTTCTGATCGCAATGCGGATGGCTTCAATAAATACCCGCTATTGATTGTAGATGAAATAACACGCTCGTTCGAGACAAAGAGCGAAGCGGCGCGAATGTTTGATTTGATAAACTATCGCTATGAAAACTTGCTTCCAATGGTTATTTTGGGAAACCAGAGCATTGACGCGACACTCAAGGCGCTAGGGCAAGCAATAGCTGATAGGCTGAAAGAAAATCTGTCAGTAATCACGCTGGCAGGAAAAAGCAGAAGGTAACTAAAGGCGGTAGAGAATGGGTAAGGCATACAAACGCAAAGAGGTTATAGGCGACTGCACACTGTATCTAGGCGATTGTTTAGATGTCATGCCAACGCTTGATAAGGTTGATGCTGTTGTTACCTATCCGCCTTATGGCATTAAACAGGCCGTGGGCTTCTCAGCACCAATTAAACGCAGGGAGTATAGTGGTGATTGGGATGATGACAAACCAGATTTAACAGGATTGTTTATTCACCCTAATTGTCAGCATATTATATGGGGTGGAAACTATTTCACCGATCAATTGCCACAGTCTAATTTTTGGTTAGTTTGGGATAAGCAAAATACAATGCCAACTCATTCTGATTGCGAGTTAGCGTGGACGAATATAAAAAGAAACAGTGTTAAGAGGCTGGTCTATTTACAAAATGGTTGTATGAGCAAGGAAAAGGAAAGATTTCATCCGACACAAAAAGCCGTTGGGGTTATGGAGTGGTGTTTAGGGTTTCTTCCTGACGCTAAAACAATCTTAGACCCCTTCATGGGCAGTGGAACAACGGGGGTAGCCTGCGCCAAACTGGGTCGCAAGTTCATTGGAGTAGAACTAGACGAAGAATATTTTGATATATCGTGTGGAAGAATACGCAAGGCATACCAGCAGCCCGATATGTTTGTAGAGCAGCCAAAAGAAATAGAACAATGCAACCTAGACATTTAAGCATTATTGAGGTTATCACGGGAACCGTCTTCGGATTTATTATCTCGTTCTTACTCACGTTTCTGGTGTTGCCGTTTTGGGGGTTTGCGCCGACGCTTATGGATGCGTCTGAAATAACGCTGGTCTATACAATTGCAAGCCTGATACGTGGATATATTGTGAGGAGGTTTTTTAATGAAATATCAAATCATTGATCCATACACAGGACACGCGGTAAAGATGCAGGGCAATAGGGTTATAGAGCGAAAGCAATCTGGAGGGCCATACAGGGGTATTCCAGTATTTGTGCCACGGGACACTGAAACACTAGCTAACGTCATTCAGGCGGCTTGTAGGAGCGTTAAACAGTATGAAAATTGAATTACCCTTCCCCCCTACCCTAAATGGGCTTTATTCGACTGATTGGCGCACCAAGCGAAGGTTTAAGTCTAAGAGGTACAAGGATTGGACTAAACTCGCACAAGCGATGCTTGCCACGCAGAAAACCACTTTAATCACTGGCAAGGTTGAAATTGAAATACTCTTGACCCGCCCGGACAAGCGAAGGCGTGACGTTGCCAATTTTGAAAAGGCTGTGACTGATTTTTTGGTTGATAGTGGAGTTCTTGAAGATGATTGCCTGATTGAAAGAAACACTCAAGCTTGGATTGGTGAAGTCGTGAAGGGGGGCAAGTGTTCGGTTTTAATTATTCCCTACTAACTCGCCCCACATGGTCACATGTTGCCCGTTAACAAGAATCCGGTTAATAGTAAGGCATAGAGCGCGAGCGCGGCAAGTATGCCTTGTAAGGCTGGTTTCAGTTTATTCATTTTCTCGCCTCCAGTATCATTTTAATCAGTATTTTAGATTGTTTCGGAATAGGGTTTTGGCCTTTCTCCCACTTCCACACGGTCATATTGGACTTTAATCCTAGCGCGTTTGCAGTCTTGGCCTGTGACAAGCCCATGATTGCCCGGAAGCTTTTAATCAGTTCTGGATCGGTCATTTATTCAAATCTTTCAATTTAATCTCACCAGCTTCAATGGCCGCTTTAATCTCGCCCGTATTCATACCAAGAAATTCATTTCTGTATTTTGAAGTGGTGCGCGAATAGTCCCAATAGTTTTTGTCTAGTGTGATTGTTTCGCCCTTCACCTTGGCAATCATGGATTCGTATGATTGAAAATATCTAGTACCGCGATTAACCACAATAAACTGATTTGGAACTGTGTTACCGCTTGCGCTTGTCATGTTCGAAATTCTCATTTTAAGCCTCCATGCCCATTAAGAATGAATATAACTTGCTATACAAATCTTTCTTGGTGTCATAGCCGCCCCCAATGGGATTAGATACGCCACCACCATCAGTACAAACGCGCTGGAACTGAACGCCACCATATGCCCAACCAAGGCAATAATGCCCTACATTAGACTTGCGAACACCATCACTATTTACTGTGGAATATTCCATGGGGCTATTGGTTGCGCTGTTAATGCGATCAACCATTGATTCTAAATCTGCTTTATTGATTCTCATTTTCTTTATTCCCTTTGCTGTTGATGCCTCATTATAACCAAAGCATAAGCAAAGTAAACCCGAATATATAACTATTTTATAAGGCATTGTTTTAACTTGTTTATTTTTATGGATTTGATAGAATTGGGGCGAATTTTGAAAGGGTTATACTATGGCACGAGCCAAGGGTACAAAGCTAACACCAGAGCAACGCAAGAAATGTGCGCCAAAACGCAATAGGTCACATCCAGACGATCCAGCGTTCGAGCGTACACGGGAAACAATACAATCGAATAAGATTGTGACGCGATTGAGGGGCTTTATTCTTGGTGAGGAGGATTCGTTCGGTAATGCTATTGATATGAGTACACAGCAAGTGAACGCCGCTAATATCCTGCTAAGAAAGAGTTTACCGGATTTATCTAGTCAGGAGGTCACGGGCAAGGATGGAGGCCCGGTTATTCCTATTTTGACTATTACGGAAAAGGAATAGAAAAACCCGCCACTAGGACGGGTTAATCTGGCATTATTTTTTAGTTGTTAATCGAGACTATTCACAATCTCTGCAATTGCTTTTTTCCTTGTTGTAAAGAATGGCAAGTTAAACTCGTCTTTTTCGTCTGTTGATTTTTCATCTATCCACATATTAATGGCCCACACGGAACCCCAGCGACCTTGGATTTTAAAAACCCCATGTTTATCGCCATGTTTATCGGTGAAATTGTCGCGCCGAATAATTTGCATTATTTTAGTCATTTCATTTCCCTTTGTTAAATACGGTTTACCGCTTCATTTATTCTACATATTCACCAAGTCCACAGAAATAGTCATTGGCCAATATATAACCCTCCTCCAGAGTATATTCTTGATCACACTTGTAAGAGGAACGGAACGCGCCACCCCCATTACTTATAATTGTTGTAAAGACTCGAAGCCCCTCTACTGCACTTATACCATTGTAATTAATATGTTCCATTTCTCTTTCCTCCTGTTATTGACACTCTAAAAACCCCGCCATAATTAAATGGCTAAGGGCGTTAAAGTTGGGGGTTAGATAGCGTGTGCTATACCATAGTGGTTAAGAACACTAATTTCACCCGGTGTTAACTTGCGAGTTTCCAAGAATTCCTTTGCTTGGTTAATCATATCCCGCTTCATTATAGATTCACACATACCGCGCTCGCTTGGTGTCTGGCATTGCGCTAAGGCTTGCTTATATTCGTTGTGTAGTTGCTTTACATTCCAAGACTTCATGTTCTCTTTCCCTTTGTTTGATTAACTATCCCCTTTATATAATGCCATTATATCTATGTAAAGCTTATTCCTTACTATTTGTGCAGATAGTCTATATGTGTTGTATAAATATCACGCCAGTCTTATCAGTTCCTCTGTATCCCTTAGTGAGTAACGAATCACCATTGACACTATTTAACATAACTCAGTATAAGGGGGGTAAGGGGGGATGACAACAAAGTAGCAGCTTGCTTAATCTAACCACATTTGCAATTCGTTTAATCATTCAATGCCTTACTTAACTGCAATCAGGGTAATAGATCCAATATAGATAGGGTTTATGGGGGATTTGTACCAATACACAGCCTCTCTGTTATCTCTGAATCTTTCACCTTGTTCCTAGCTTTCCCCTTTCCGGTCAATGACTTAGTGTCGTTTGACTTGTTCAAACATACGGTTAACATATGGTTGGTTGTATGAGTGCCTATATATAAAGAGTGTGTGTCGGATCGGTTAGGTTGGTGGGTGTGTGTATCCGGGTAATGTATGGGGACGGTTGGTAGGGGGAGAAAACCGAAAACGGGGGTTGTTGTATATGTATTCCCACTCACAACAGTTTTAGTATTGAGACTTACCTCTGGTATTTTTTGACATTTGAGACTTTTTGGTAGATGGTTTGTTTATGGGCATTGATTTAGAGTTATATGAGAAACAGATGATTGCTTTGCAGACGGAGGCCACTGAGGTTTTGTATGGTGGTGCTGCTGGTGGAGGCAAGAGTCATTTGATGCGTATTGCTGCGATTATGTGGTGTACTGCTATACCGGGGTTACAGGTTTATTTATTTCGTAGGGTTCGTGATGATTTGGTAAAGACGCACTTGGACAGTCCGAATGGTTTTCGGAATACGTTGAGGGAGTGGGTTGATGCTGGATTGGTTAAGATTAAAGAGGATGTGATTGAGTTCACGTTTAACAATTCCCGAATATACCTTTGTCACTGTCAGCATGAGTCGGATGTAGGTAAGTATTTATCTGCTGAGTTTCATGTCTTGTTGATTGATGAGCTTACCACGTTTAGTGAGAGCATGTATCGTAAGTTGCGAGCAAGGGTTCGTATGGTTGGGATTGATGTGCCTGAGAAGTACAAGGGTCAGTTTCCGAGAATTATGTGTGGGTCTAACCCCGGCAACGTTGGTCACTTGTTTGTTAAATCCACCTTTGTAGAAAACCATAAACCCTTTGAGGTTTGGCAAGCCCCTTCTGAGGAAGGTGGTATGAAGCGACAGTATATTCCTGCGAGGGTAAATGATAACCCTGCGTTGTTGGAGCAAGACCCTACTTATGTTGATAAGCTAAAGGGCATTGGGTCGGACGCGCTGGTGAAGGCAATGCTTGAGGGCGATTGGAATATCGTTGAGGGCGCTTACTTCGATTGCTGGATGGATGATAAGCATGTCATTAAGCCCTTTGTTATTCCTGATGATTGGATGCGGTTTATGTCAGGGGATTGGGGTTCTGCTAAGCCCTTTTCCTTTGGTTGGTTCGCCGTTGTATCAGATGATTATCAAATGGACTGTGGGCGGGTTTTGCCGAGAGGATGCCTTGTTAGATATAAGGAATGGTATGGCTCACGAAATCATAACGATGTTGGACTGAAACTTCATGCAGAAGATGTCGGCGCTGGCTTGAAAGAACGAATGACGGATAAACTGTCTTATGCCGTTCTTGACCCCGCTGCCTTCTCAGAAGATGGCGGGCCTTCCATTGCAGAACGTATTTATAAGGGTGGTGGGCCGTATTTTATTCGTGCTGATAATAAACGAACAGCAAGGCAAGGCGCTATGGGTGGTTGGGATCAAATGAGGTCACGACTTGTTGGTGATGAAGATGGTAGACCTATGCTTGTCTTTTTCGATACATGCCTAGATTCAGTGCGAACAATACCCGCATTGCAACATGATCAAAACAGACCAGAAGATATTAATACTCACCTAGAGGATCACGCAGGGGATGATGTAAGATATGGCTGTATGTCACGCCCGTATATAACCAATTCGGTTCAAACAGAGAAAAAGTTGCCATATGGGTCTTTTGGTGACATAATCGAGCGCAAATCGAAAGCAAGGGGTTTCCGTGAAGGAAGAATCTAAATTAAAGAAGTTCTGGGCTGGTCAAATTTCCGAAGCTAAAAAGCGCGAGGAGAAATGGCGGAGTGAAGGTGATAAGGTCGTTAAAATCTATCGTGATGGATATGATGGCACCTCTTTTAATATTCTGTGGGCGAATACAGAGATTTTGAAAGCCGCTACCTTCTCACGACTAGCACCGCCTAATGTCTCCCGTAGATATAAGGACGATAACCCTGCTGCGCGAGAAGCCTCTGAGATTCTTGAACGCGCCTTGGAGTTTCAGGCCGATGATGAGGACTTCATGCGAAATCTACGAAAATCGCGTGATGATATGCTTCTTCCGGGTCGCGGAACTATTTGGTATGAATATGACGCTGACTTCTCCCTTTTACCAATGGATAAGATTGAACAGCCACCTCAAGTCGATGAGGCGGGTGAGTTAATCGAGTCTGAGGCTATCTTTGCTGTTAATGGTATTGCTTCAAAGCCAGATACTATTAAAGATGATACCGGGTATATGGAAGTGCAGACAGCACAGCGCATCACACCTAAATACGTTTATTGGAAAGACTATCTGCAATCAGATAGCCGTTCAGAAGAAGATGTATGGTGGAAAGCCCGTAAACATGGCTTGTCTGTTTCTGAGGTGACTGCCTTGCTTGGTGAGGAAGCTGCCAAGAAAATAGATATGGAACGCTCAGAGAATGATGAAAAAACTGACGTTTTAGAAATTTGGGAGATTTGGTCTAAGCCAAATAGAAAGCGCATTTGGTTCTCTGACCGTGCAACTGACGCGCTGCAAGTGGAAGAAGTGCCTCTGCAACTCACAACCTTCTTCCCTTGCCCCAAACCTTTATTTCCGTTTGAAACCACAAATACAATGGTTCCGATCCCTGAGTATAAGGTTTATCAAAACCAAGCTATTGAATTGAATGTAATCGTCACGCGCCTGTCAAAGCTAACGAAACAGCTAAAAGTTGCGGGTGTGTATAATGGGGCTGATGCCGAGGCAGTGGTTGACTTGAACGGGCTTGCTGATGGGCAGTATAAGTCTATTCAGAACGCCGCTGCCTTTCAAGAAAGAGGTGGGTTTAGCTCCGCTCTCTTTTCTATTCCATTGCAAGAAACAATCACGACCATTCAAGGTCTTGAGCAACGCAAGCAAATCATCAAGTCTGAAATCTATGAGATCACTGGCATTTCCGATGTAATCCGTGGCGATACTCAGAAGTATGACACTGCACAGGCACAGCGCCTAAAGGGTTCATATGGTTCGCTTCGCCTAAGACCTCGCCGCGAGCCGATGGAAGAATTCATCCGTGATGGCTATCGTATTATGGCTGAGATTATTGCCGACAAGTTCACACCGTCTACAATTCAGAAAATGACAGGCATTGAGACAGACGAAGAAACGATGGCTCTCTTGCGTGATAATGCAAGTCGTGAATACATGATTGATGTCGAGACTGACTCAACAGTACAGCCGAACGAAGAAATTGATATGCGTAAGGCCAATGAGTACCTGATGGCTATGGGTAGCTTTATGCAACAAGCAATACCCGCCGCACAGTCCTCTCCTGCCCTTGCTCCTGTAATGATGGAAATGGTGAAATTCGCGTCAAGACAATTCAAGGTAGGTCGGCCACTTGAGAACGCAATTAAAGAAGCTACTGTGACAATTATGCAACAGAAGCCACCTGAACAGGATAATGGCGAGGCTCAGAAGGCACAAATTGAGCAAATGAAGGTTCAGGCTGATATGCAACAGACTCAGATGGACAATCAGACTGATCTGCAAATTGCACAGATGAATAATGAAGCGAAGGTTATGGACACGCAGATGAGGGCGCAGGGTGAGGCTGAAAGAAATCAGACCATCTTGGCTAAAAACGTCTTGGACGTAAAGGCAGCTCAGTGAAGTATTGCAAGCGCCGAAATAAAACAATGGCTACTGGCGATTGGCATCGTGCCGAGATAAAGCTTGAGTGGATTCGTTTGCGTGGAAAGATACGTGCTTATTTGGCCTATTTATGGTCAGATTTGACCAAAGGGGTTAAAAGGGTTAAGGTCGATACCGAGTTTATGGAGAAGCTTGATTATTGGAGAACCCATAGAGGTTTAACGGTGGTCACTGGCGATACGATGGATTCTATGGTGTCTATGGCAGATGGCAAAAGATATTCATCCAAGAAAAAGTACCGTCAGGAGTTAAATGCGCGTGGTTTTCAGGAGGTTGGAAACGATACGCAGGAACACTTGAAGTCAGACGCACTCTGGGCTGACAAACGTTTGGAGCAGGACATCAAAAAGGACATAGCGGAGGTTGTTTATGGCCGATGAAGAAAACAGCGTAGAGCAAGACATTATTGATGCTATTGAGGCATCGATTAACAAGGGCCCTATTGAGGAGGCCGTTGAGGAGCCTCAAGAGGAAGTCATTGAAGAAATCACCGAGGAAGTGGTTGAGGAGGTCGCGGTTGAACCCGCTGACGAGATTCAAGTTATTTCCGCACCGGATAATTGGGATGCTGATCGTAAAGCCGCTTTTGATGGCTTGTCTGATGAAGCATCTAAGCAGACATATCTTGATACCGTTAAGTCGCTAGAGCGCGGGTATCAATCGAAATTTGACGAGTTAGCAACAACTCGCAAAGAACATGAGCAAATTGTGGGCTTAATGCAGCCATTTGAAACACAACTCAATGCGTCTGGACTAGACCGAGTAGCTGGTATTCGGCAACTAGTAGGGGCGCAACAGTTGTTGATGGATAATCCTGCACAGGGGCTATCACAATTAGTTCAGCAATTTGGAGGGCAAAACGCGCAAGCTATTGTCAGTCAACTTGCACAACAGTATGGGGTTGCTCCTGCCGCTGAAAGCGAAGCATATGTAGACCCTGAAATTAAATCATTGCAAGACCAAGTGTCACAACAAAACACTTACTTGCAGCAAATTGAAACCAATGCACAAACCCAACGAGTATCGGAAGCACAGAACCAAATTGACCTGTTTAAGAACGCCACGGACGATAAGGGGGGTGCTTTACATCCCCACTTCGAGCGCGTTGAGAAAGTTATGGGAACTCTTATATCAAACGGCATCGCAGAAGATATGAATGATGCTTATAATCGTGCGATATATTCAGACCCAGAACTTCGCAATGAGTTTATTGAGCAGGAAAAAACCAGTGTTGCTGAAAGGTTAAACACTGATCGTAGGGAAAAGGTTGCTGATTCAAAACGAGCATCTAAGAACGTGAAAACAAACCACGTTGCTCCTGAGTCTGCACCTCCTGAACCTGACGATATAAGGGAATCTGTACGAAATGCTTATAGGGCCAGTGCTGTTTAAGGAGTGTAAACAATGGCCTCGGCTAACACAAACTTTGACGAAATTATCACAACGACCCTGAAAAATCGTTCAGGCAAGGTTGCTGATAACGTCACCAATAACAATGCCTTTCTTCGGCTTTGTTCTAAAAAAGGTAACGTCCAACTTGAGGATGGCGGTCAAACGCTTGTTCAAGAACTGGAATTTGCCGAAAACTCAACCTTCAAATACTATGATGGTTTTGAAACGCTGAACGTATCTCAGTCTGACGTTCTTTCTGCTGCTGAATTTGATTGGAAACAGGCTGCTGTAGCAGTTACGGTTTCTGGTAAAGAAATGCGTCAGAACATGGGCGAAAACCGCGTGATTAATTTCGTTGCGGCTAAAGTCAAGAACGCTGAGAACACCATGGCAAACAACCTGTCCACGGGTATTTTCTCCGATGGTACGGGTTCTTCCGGTAAGCAAATCGGTGGCTTGCAACTGATTGTAGCTGATGCGCCCTCAACAGGCACAGTCGGCGGTATCAATCGTGCAAACTATTCGTTCTGGCGTAACTACGCTTATGATGCGACCACAGACGGTGGTGCTGCTGCTACTTCTGCAAACATTCAGGACTACATGAACAACGTATGGATTAATACCGTACGTGGTGCAGATCGTACTGATGCTATCGTTGCAGACTCAGCGTACTTCAATCTGTATTGGCAGTCTCTACAGGCTATCCAACGCATTACGAGCGAAGAAAAAGCTGGTGCGGGCTTCCGTTCCTTGGAGTTTAACGGCCCCGGTGGTTCTGCCCCGGTTCTGCTAGACCAAGCAGCACCTACAAATCACATGTACTTCCTGAACACTGACTATCTGTTCTGGAAAGTTCATTCGGATGCTAACTATGCGCTGCAAAATGACATCCGTTCTGTAAACCAAGACGCTATTGTGAAACACATCTTGTTCATGGGTAACATGACCGCAAGCAACTGTGATTTGCAAGGTGTGCTTAAGGACTAGGCAGGTCTAAAGATTATTATGTTTACATTGTCTCCATATGCCTCTAATCTTTATATCTTCGCAGATATAAAAGGATTAGTTATGGATGCTTTGGATAGGTTTAATAAGTACATTAAAATAGTCTCCAGTGGATGTCATGAGTGGCAATCTACAATGCATAGGGATGGTTATGGAAAATTTTGGTATGAAGGCGGCACAAGAATGGCGCATAGAATATCTTATTTTTTGAATGTGGGTGAGATTCCTAAAGGAATGCTTATCTTACACAAGTGCGACAATCGTAAGTGTGTAAATCCACGCCATCTTTATGTAGGAGATTATTCAGACAACGCTCAAGATATGCATAACAGGGGTCGTGCCGTTGGGCATAGAACTCTTACGAAAGAAAGCGTTGCTGAAATTCGCAATAAATACGCGAATGGAGGGATCACACAAAGTGAGATTGCTGAAGAATATGGTGTTAAGCAAGCCGCAATAAGCAAAATAATCTTAGGTCAAACTTGGTCTAAATAGAAAGAAGGAAACTATTATGTCTTATATTGTTGGAATGGACGTTACAGCCATTGATACTGTTCCTCAGTTTGAATTGGGTGCTGTTGGCACCGAATCAAGCGGCAAGGAATATCGTTACTATCAATACAATGCTGGTACAGCCGCTATCGCGGGTGTTGCTGGTGAGGTAGCTGCTTTTTATTTGGCGGGTAGCTCTCAGGATGGCATTGTATGCTCTGATTACTCAGATGGCGTTTACGTTGGTGCTGGTGTGCTTCAAGCAGCCCTGACAGACGGTACTTATGGCTGGCTGCAAACTCGCGGCCCTGCCACACTTACTATCGCCCTGACTGCTGGTGCTGATGGTAATGCGCTAACATGTGTTGGTGCTGGTGATGGTACGCTTGACGTATCTGCACTGGTCAGCGACCATATCTGCGCTATTGCTGACGATGTTACTGCTAAAGAAATCGTCTGCATGTTCCCGTAATGTGATTGGGGGGTTTCGGCCCCCCTTTCTTCACTTGGAGATACCTAATGGATATGAAAACCTTTATGAAGGCATCGCCCCTAAAGCAGAGGGCTATGTTTCAGACTCTTTTAGATCGGGTTGAGTTTAAGCCTGATTTTGACAAAATGACGGTTGCAGACTTGCGCTCAATCGCTCAAGAACGTGACCTACTGGGTTATGGTAAAATGAAAAAGGCTGACTTGATTAAAGCCCTTTCTTAATTGGAGACTACAATGGACATCGACCACCAAGCTACAGGTAGTGCCGCAGATGGCAATATCGTAACTATTTATATGAACAAGGTTCTCAATAACTTCAAATCGAAGCAAGAGGATGACCTTGTTTATGATATGATTCCGTTTGTGCGGATTGTATCGCCCGGACAGAAACACTCAATTGTTGACCGCAAGGTTCGTGACAATGATAAAGTTGACTATAAGGAACACTGGTCAGCATTTGAGAAGAAGGAAGAATTCAGAACCAATGGTACGCCGCTCCGTGATTGGCATGTTATTGAGAAGAATATGATTCCTGAATTGGAACTTCTGAGTATCTTTACTGTCGAAGATTTCGCTAATGTATCGGACTCAAACTTGAAGAATATCGGCCCCGGCGCTGTTAAGTTGCGTGAGAAGGCTGAGAAATTTGTTGCAGGATTGTCCGAAAGTGATGTAAAGTTGCAACAAGCCGAAGATCGCATTGCAGACCTTGAGGCTAAATTAAACGAATTGATGGACGCTAAAGTGGCGAATCCTGTTGTTAACGAGGAAACACAGGATGTCGCTACTCTCCTTAGTGCAGGACAGCTTGAGGGAAATCGGGGGCTTTGAAGTCCCCACCTCTGTTGTTGGCAATAACAACGAGACTGCTATTCGTAGTCTTGCGCTTGCCAATCGTTCTTTAAAGGAAACAGCAAAACGATTAAATTGGCCCGGATTGACAGTTCGGGCTACTTTATCGACTGTTGCCTCTCAAGAAGAATATGCACTTCCTTCTGACTTTCAGTCTTTAATCAATCAAACGATATGGGATGACACCAATAACCTTGAGGTTAGTGGGCCTGTATCTGCGTCTGATTGGGAATACCTACAAAACTCTGATACCGCTGCATCTACATCATCTATCTCAACATGGTTTAGAATCTTGCGCGGCACATCATCAAACAATAAATTGATGTATCTCTTTCCTATTCCTGACAGTGTTAGAACGCTTCGGTATGAGTATAAATCAGATGCTTTGACTGAGACTTCTGGGAATGTACTGCAAGGCGATAAATACATTGCTGATACAGATGTTTCTATTGTTGATGAGGATATAGTAGCTCTTGGGTTCAAGTGGCGCTTTTTAATGTCTCATGGCCTTCCTTATGTTGAGGAGTTCCGTGATTACGAAGTAGCCATTGAAACAGGAGCTAGTGCTTACGGCGCACCAATTATAGACTTGTCTGCGAGAACCATACGCAGAACAACCATCATTGTTCCAGAAGGAGACTTTGGTTGAGGATGCCTCTTGGCGATATGAGGCGCTTTAAGCAAGCGTCAACTGTTTTTTCCCTTCCCGCGCCTACTGGTGGCTGGAACGCTAGGGATAATCTAGCGGCTATGGAGCCTCTTGATGCTGAGAAGATGGTTAATTTTTTTCCCGAAGTTGACGGAGTTACCCTTCGCAAAGGTGATGTCCTCTTTGCATCGGGGCTATCGGGTGAAGTTGAGACTCTTTTTGAGTACCAAGGGTTAACCTCCAATGACCTTCTTGCTGCATCCGATGGTAATTTTTACGATATAACGGCTGGCGGTGCGATTGGTAGTACAATCGGTACTGGTTTCACAAATGCACAATGGCAATGTGAGAACTACAATGCGCGAGCGTTTTTCGTAAATGGGGATGATGCCCCTAGAGATTGGAACGGCTCTACCTTGGCCGCGACATCATGGTCGGGTTCAGGCCTAACTATTGCCAATCTAATCAATGTGGCTGCTATCCGTGATAGGATGTGGTTTGTTGAGAAGGACACGGCGAACGCATGGTATGGGGCAATTGGCTCTATCACAGGCGCTTTGACTAAGTTTGCTGTTGGTGAGATTGCCCGTTCCGGGTATTTAGTAGCCGTTGCATCATGGTCTAAGGACTCCGGTTCAGGTATGGACGATTTCACAGTATTCATTATGTCCACTGGTGAATGTCTTATTTATTCGGGCGACCCTTCTACATCACTCTCATTGGTTGGCAGATATGCCGCCCCTGAACCTGTTGGGTTTAGATGTTTTACGAATTGGGGTGGCGAGTTGGTTCTCATCACTCGTTCGGGCTATTTAGGAATGACTCAGATTATGCAGGGCCGTGTACGTCCTGATGATGCTATTTCTGAAAAGATTAGGGATGCGGTAGCGTCTGCTGTTGAGAATGGCGGTGCAATTGATGGATGGGCAGCGATGATGTCTCCTGATGGACGCAAACTTATTTTCAATGTTCCTGTTACAGATCAGTCTATTTACCATCAGCACGTTGTAAATACGATTACAGGTGCGTGGGGCAAGTGGGAAAACCGCAATATGCGATCTATGGGTACGCTTGATAATGAAATGTTTGGCGGGTTTAGCACTGAGGTTTATCGCCTAGAGGATGGTCGTGCAGATACGTCTAATTCATCGCTTGTTGTTGAGGGTACTGCAAAGCAAGCGTGGAATTCCTTATCACAGCCTGACGTTGCCTTAGACGGGCAAACTAAGGTTGTTACTACGCTTCGTCCGTTTATTCGCGGTGGTGGTGATATTAGTCTTACAATTGACTGTCAGTCAGATTTCTCAAATTTGCAATTACCTGATAATTTGCAATCGCTTTCTCCGAACTCTGAAAAGTGGGAGAACATCCCAACGCTTTGGAATGAGTGGGAATTACCGTGGGGAAGCGGTGCTGGTATTGCGTCCTCTCTTTTGACGGTGAACGCATCAGGTCAAACCTTTTCGGTGATTTTAGACGCTGAAACAAGCGATAGCATGACTTGGTATTCAACAGATATTATTTATAAAGTGGGTGGATTGAACTAATGGCAACTTTAACAGGCACAGCACCTAAAGACACATATAAGGACTTACTACAGGTTAGTAATTCTAATAGCGGTATTGATGCTACACTTCGGTTTTTGTCTGATGGTGAGGGTACAGACTCTACTTTAAAACTGTCGACAACAACTGCGTCATTTACAACCGCCCTAACAGTAACGGGTATTTTAACTGCAACGGCGGGTATAGTAACTGGTGGTGTCATCGTATCAGACACAGACGGTACAGACGACATAGGTACAACAGGAGTTAGGTTTAGATACGGTTACTTTGATGATATGGCTGTCACTAACGGCGTTGTTGCAGCTAACCTAGACGGTATTCTAGGCGCAAACACCCCCGCCCCCATTAGTGGTACAACGGGGACGTACAGCGGTATATTCAATATAACAAACAATACTGATAGTACATCAATTTCTTCGGGCGCATCGCAAAATGCGGGTGGTCAGAGTATAACTAAACAGTTATGGGTTGGTGGTTCCGCTCATTTTACAAATACTGTTGATATTATAAATGGAACACTGACGCTTTCTGCGGGGGGTACGGCAAACGGCTCAATTAGCTGTGCCGCGTCATGCTTCATTAATATTGATAGTGACAACGGAGCTACTAATGAGAAATTTGTTATAGCCAAAGATGCCACAGGTACGGGCGGCACAGAGTTATTCAAAGTACAAGAAAATGGTGAGATATTTGCTAATCTACCCACAAGTGCGGGTACGGCAGGATCGTTATGGAATGATAGCGGAACGGTGAAAGTAGCGTGAGTGTAAAAGAACACATATCAAAGCGCCCTATGGCCTACTTCTCAGTAGGTTGTTTCGTTGGTGTGTTCCCGTTCATCTTTGCGGCTAACATGGCTATATGATGCTCAAAGGAAAATAGATGAATACTGCTGAACAAATAGATACTGGTGAGGGCGTACATCTTGCTTATAACTGTGACGAAATGGTCAGAAGTTGGGTTTCCCGCGAACTTGATATAGATGTTGGTGGTGATAATTTTCGAGCTATTGGCGCTGTATTAGATGGTAGAATGATAGCCGGGATTGTTTTTTATGATTATCAAGGGTTTATGGCTCAGTGTTCTATAGCCACAATTGACCCGCAATGGTGTACTCGATCAGTTTTGAAGTCTGTTTTTGATTATGCTTTCGGTCATTTGGGATGTAAGCGGCTTCATGGGGCATGTGCAAAGAAAAATAAGAAAATGAGAAATCTATTCGATAGGTTAGGCTTTAAATACGAAGGCAATGCAAGAAAAGCTTTCGATGGTGAACAAGACGCTATGATTTATTCAATGTTAAACAATGAATGTAGGTGGACGTAATGGGTAAAGGTTCTGATATTAACTTTCCGGATCAACCGGATGGGGCAGCATTAGCACAGCAACAAGGTCAGAATAACCTTGAGGCTGCGATTGCAACGTCACTTCTTAATCAGGTTGGTGAGAATACTCCATATGGCAGTGTTAACTACACTCCGTCTGGAGCGACAACCAGAATCGGCGGTTATAATGTTCCCTCCTTTACTCGGAACGTCAATTTAACACCTCAAGCACAGGCTCAGTTGGACGCACAGCAGGCTACTTCGATGAACCTTGCACAGTTAGGCCAAGAAAACATCGGGCGTGTACGGGGCGCACAGGAGGCCAATCTGAACTTTCAGGGTTTGCCTGATATGGTGTCTGGTATTAATGCTGCGCCTATTAGTGGTTTTCAGGCACCGGGGCAGGAAGTTTCATCAAGCCTTCAAGAGTTTGACCCACTGGCCGCAAGCGGTCTTTTTGGTATTGGTGGTGATTTCGCTCAACAGGGTTCTGACTTAGAACGCGCTACATTTGATCGCGGGATGTCATTGCTAGAGCCTCAGTTCGGTAGGCAAATGGAAGAAGCCGAAGTTCGCATGTCTGAGCGCGGCCTTCCTCTTTCCTCTCAGATTGGTCAGAACATTC